GAATGATGGAAACAGCCGGCGCTGACTGGTCAAAAGAGTGGGCCGCTATTGATGCGCCTCATAACATATCAAGCGGCAAAAACTACACTGGTATAAATACGCTTGTTTTATCAGCTCAGGCCGTCCGTCAAGGTTATGACTCTAATATATGGGGGACCTATAAACAATGGGCCGATAAAGGCGCTCAGGTTAAGAAAGGCGAAAAAGCGACCGGCGGCATTTTTTATAAAAAGATTGAGATCACTGACAAAGAAACTGACGAAAAGAAAAGCATACCAATGCTTCGAGAGTTTAAGTTATTCAATGCCCATCAAGTAGAAGGTTTTGAAATACCTGCTTCAGTAGAGCTTGAACCCGTTGAGCGTGATGCAAATGTTGATCGCTATGTTAAAGCGACCGGCGCGATCATTGGTCACGGCGGCGATAGTGCCTTTTTCATGCCGAGTGAAGATCGTATCCAAATGCCACGCATCGAGACTTTTACCAGTAGCAATACATATTATGCGACGTTATTGCATGAACTTACTCATTGGACCGGCCATAAGTCGCGACTTGATAGGCTAACTCATGCGCGCTTCGGATCTACTGACTATGCAAAGGAAGAGCTAGTCGCTGAGCTTGGTGCAGCGTTTCAATGTCAGCTGCTAGGCGTTACCAGTGAACCAATGGAAAACCACGCAAAATATTTGAACAGCTGGATCAAGGTTTTGAAAGAGGATAAAAAGGCCATTTTCAAAGCGTCAGCGCTGGCACAAAAAGCCGTCACTTTGATTGAGTCATATAGCGAAAGTGATAAGCAAGAAAAAGCCGCATAGCTTATAGCGTGAAAGCCGTTAGAAATAGCGGCTTTTGCAGTGCAAGCTAGCACTTAACCAAAGAGGATCAACATATGAACATAAAAACAAATAACCAGCAACGCCCTATTATCTACTGGCATGACTTGCCCGAAAGCGCGAAAGATGAATATGAAAATATATCAGATACCGGTTCGTCGTTTTTCAAGTACAAAGGCCAGTATTACGCGTTTGATGAATTTTCGGGTTGTAAAGATGGCGGGCCTTTTGATGGCTGGCATGGCTATATGTCAGACACAGCCTTTTCAGGCATCGTTGTGAGGTATTCCGACGATTGGGACAATGACTCAGTGATCGTGGGGTATTTTTATGGATAAGGCATATGCAGTAATCATCACGTCATTAGCCGTAGGCGCTCTATTATGGGCGCTTCTGGATTACTTTACCTTGCCAGTAGTGGCATTCAATCAAGCCGGGCAATGTGTCTATATTGACACAAAGCAAGGTCGCCAAAATTGCGACACTATCCCTGATAAATACATTAAGGAGCAAGTACGATGAAAATGAAAAAAGAACATATAAACATCTTAAAGCAAGGCATTGCTGATATTTTTGCCCGATACGATAAAGAAACGCTTATTCTCGAATATGAAACGGGGCAATTCGCGCGGGCCGATAAAGTAAAGGATCTGCAACGGCGATTCTGTTTCGATCTGTTTTTTGCTACGGGTTTAAGGATAGGCGACGGCATAGGAATAGATGGCGATATTATCGGCGACTATAACGACGACCATCTTTACACCGCGCTGAAGTCTATTTGTCCAAAAGTCACGCGGCGTTATTGAAAACAAGCATAAACCAATTAAAGGCCCTTTTTAGGGTCTTTTTTTTGTTTAACGTAGGCTAGCTAGTCTATAACTGTTTTGGCGCATTAAAATGGCTTTAACGGCTGCATAATAGTAATAAATTCACATTAGATAAGATAGCCATGATGGATAAACCCTTAACGGCAAAACCCCGAACGGGAAAATAAGGCACTAATAATAACTGATATATAACAAGTACTGAATATAAACAAGAAGTGTACAAGCTGTACGTTTTTGTGTTGTTTTTATTTTTTTTCTCATGTATTATTGGCAATAGCTTCACAAAAGCTAAACAATTATTTACCAATGGGGAAAGTTATGATCGAAAATAATACACCGCTGAACGATGAAATTATAAAGCATTTTGTTGCCGACTGTATGGAGAGTAATAAGTACAGCGCATCTACGCCTATTGGTGATTTACACTTGTCAACAACCAGCAATGGATATAGAGTTGACCTTGAACGTAAAAACTATGGGAGTTTAGACTAATGAGTAATTACAAAAGCGAAAAAGGTTATCATGACGGTTATCACGGCTTAGACATAGCTATGCCAGACAATAGTAGTTATTTATCTGGCTATGGTCGAGGCTATGAGCAGGCCGAGAAAGATAGTCACTTTGCCGAACAGTGGCTGAATGAAAATCAAGACGAATCATAAGTGTACAAGCTGTACGTTTTGATAGTAGAAAAATAAGGAAACTAAGTAATGACTAAAGTTTATATCAATGATTTTGGTGGTGGCGATCTATTTGACGAATTTTCTGTTGACGTTGATTTTCTACCAAGGCATCAGGATCTTCTTTATATACATATAGACAAGTTTAATGGGCATCTGTTGTCTCCTGATTTTATAAAGGAAACAAAGGAAGATTATAGCGGGATGGTTTCATGCGAGATAAGAAGTATTACCCATGACATAAAACAAGACTCGCACAAAGTAGAACTGTGGATAGAGATTAACGAATAGAGGGAAAAACAATGAGTAAAGAAAAAGAGATATGGGCTACGCTTAGCGTAATTAACGTAAACGATCATACCAACAGCAAGAACGGGTTTACTTACCTGTCTTGGACATGGGCTTGGGCAACACTTCAAGAGAAGTTTCCAGCATCAACATATAAGTTTAAGCCAGATATGCTGCACGCAGATGGTAGTGTGGAAGTTTGGTGTGAGCTAACCGTTGAAGGCATAACACGCGAAATGTGGCTAGCTGTTACTGATTTTAGAAACAAGCCAGTGGCGAACCCGTCATGTGACTTAGTTGCCAATGCTAGGATGAGATGCTTAGTTAAATCTATAGCAATGTTTGGTTTAGGCCATTACATATATGCCGGTGAGTCAATGCCAATGGAAGTAGAAGTTCAGTTAAGCGACCACTTGCTTAAAATGATAAGCGAGGCTGAGAGCTTGGATGTTTTGAAAGAGATCTGGATGAGCTTAAGTGAGTCAGAGCAAAAAGCATACAAGCAGGCTGTGAATGACGCTAAGGTCAAATTAAGCGGAGAAAAAGAGTGAAGATACTTAGCTTAGTGCAGGGAACTGATGCTTGGCTTGAGGCTCGCAAGATTGCGTTAAATGCTAGTGATGCACCGACAATAATGGGTGATGGCTATATCAGCTTAGACGAGCATATACAGATACAGCTAGGCATGAAAGAGAACAATATATCACCATATATGCAGAAGTTATTTGATGAAGGTCATAAGCGTGAAGATATGGCTAGAATTGTTTGCGAGCTAGAATTTGGCGTAGACCTAAGGCCTATCGTAGCAACAGAAACTATATCTAATATAGAGTTGCAAGCATCTTTTGATGGGATAGATATTAAAAAAGGTTTTGTATGGGAGCATAAGTTTACTAACAAGAAGTTTATGTTCGACGATATACCTGCCCTGTACTATTGGCAGTTAGAGCATCAAATGCTTGTTTCTAATACTGACAATGCAACATTGACTGTTACTGATAGGGATACTTTAGAGCTTCGACATTACAAGTACAAGTCAATACCAGAAAGAAGAAAAGCCTTGATTAAAGGCTGGAAAAACTACATAAAAGCTAGAGATAATTTTGAGCGTGAGGATAGGGAATGGCAGAAAGCTGCTAGTGACTATTTACACGCAAAAGATATGGCAGATATGTGGGCAAGAAAGCTATCGGATGCTAGTTCAGTACTCAAAGTACTGGCAGGCAAGAATAGCGCATCAGGATGCGGTGTGAAGGTTTCTGTTAAGCAAGAAAAGTTTAAGAAGCAGACACCGGCATCATTTATTAAAGAGAACGGCATCAAGTTGCAGCAGTTAGAGCTTGAGAAGCCATCATATAACTATCGTATAACTATAAACAAGGAAAAATAATGTTAAATAAGCAAATTTTAGTAGGCCGACTAGGTAACGATCCAGAAGCAAAAACATTCGGAGACGGCGGCATGGTGTGCAATGTATCAGTTGCAACAGATAATACTTGGCGCGATAAGAAGTCAGGTGAAATGAAGTCAATAACAACATGGCATCGAGTTGTTTTCAGGAACAAGTTAGCTGAAATTGTAAAGAATAACCTAAGCAAAGGCTCATTAGTTTACGTTGAAGGCAGGACAGACCATCGGAAATGGCAGGATAAAAATGGCGAGGACAAACTTTCAGTAGAGATAGTTGCAAGCGAGCTTAGAATGTTAGGCAAGAAGGATGAACAGCAAAAACCCAAAGGCCAACCAACAAGCAATGCCGGTAAAGATTTCCCGGGTGAAGATATAGACGTTCCGTTCTAATGAAATACTATTTTTGCAGATGGTGTCTAAAGGATAAACCAGAAAGTGAGATACCCATCACAAAACGCAGAGATATAAATGGCAATGTACAAGGCGTAAGGAAATGCCTGTCTTGCAAAGAGAAACATAAGAAAGCTAAGGCTAAATAGTCCACCTACGAGCGTTGCCTGTCTTGGTATCAAGATGGGTAAACGTTTCGTAACTGCCAACACCATACCTTCCGGTATATTTTTTATCTAGATAACCATATACATCACTAGGCTCAACACCAACAATAACAAAGTCAATAGCTCTACCCTGTACATGTTGAGACCGATTAGAGCCACCAACCTTGCTGTTGTGTTCTTTACATCTTATCCCGGATGTAACTACTAGATGAACTCTCTTAACACCTAATACTTTTGCAAAATGGTCGCAAGATTCTTGAACTACCTTGATTGTCTCAGCGTCAATAGTATCCGTTCCGCAGCCGCACTTACACTCAATCTCGGACCTTGATATATTCTTGCTTAAATCACCCATCACTTTTTCCAGTTAGATAATCCCTTGAGACCAAAGGAAGCTGCTATAGCTGCTGCTAGAAAACCTTTGTAGTATTCTGGCATTGCACTTAGAACAATAAAGCCTTGTTGTATATATGGCACTAAGCTAGGTATAAATGCACCAATCATGGGGATTGAAAGCACAATAACGAACCATTCATCTTTCCATGATGTCTTACTACCTTCAGCCATCATTTTTTCCCAGTTTTCTTCTGACTGCATAGCCTTAATCTTTACTTCTTGCTTGACCTTAGCTTCTTCTGCTTTACCTTGCATCCATGTAGTGGCCAGCTCACCAACAAGAGTTATTAGCTGTATCATTTGTCTGCCTTACTGTCTAGTTTATCTTCTATTCGGTTAAGAGTATCTTTAATGTCAGATAGAGCTATTTGAAAATCATCACGTCTAAGATAGACGTTAGGGATATTTCTTTCTATCTGCTGAATGTCTAAACGTAATCTACTAATAGCATCCCATACTGCTCTTAGATACCAGCCGACAAAAATAGATATGAGAGCAAATGTTGCATTAAATAAGTCTTGGAATTCCATAACTAAGCCTTGTAGAAAACAGCAAAAGAAGCGTTGATATTGCCAGCGTTATTGATTAACAAAGTATCCTTACTTTCAATAAATAAGGCTTTATGTTTAATTTTTGCATCATTATCTATAACCAAACCATCCTCAGCAATAAAGATACGTTTACCTTGTAGACCAGTAAGCTCAATTGTTGCGTTAAATAAATCTTGGAAGTCCATTTTAAGTTTACTCCGGAAGTAGTAATTTTAATTCTTCTGCACCATCGTTTGTTTTATAAATAATTCTTTGTGTCATTTTGTTTTCCTTTAATTGCTATAAATTGCAACGCAACACGTATCTAAATCTTCAGAGGCGTTTGCCCCATTTGAGCCATGTACAGCACAAGTAGTAGTAGACCGTAGTGGTGAAGTGCTTGCAAGCCCGCCTATTGTAAGATATGCGTTACCGTTTAAGCTATATGCGCCTGACGTTATTACCACATAATCAGAGTTTGGCATAGCAGTAGTAAAGTTTACATGATAGTGACTGAACCCATCATCAGTAATTGAACTAACATTATAACTATTTCTAATAGCTACTGTACCCCTGCCGTTAAAGTTCACCCATGCTCTTGCACTGCCATTTATTACGTCAGCTATTGGCGTAGTCTCACTGCCTGCTAAGTTGGCTAAGGTGCTTATGTTTAATTGTGACATTTAATTAACTCCTTTAGGGCTTAGCGAAACATTGCTATAGTTACTTGTGAAAAATCAAACTGAACACCGTTCGAAGAACCGCTTGAACCGTATCGTGTTTCAATACGTAAAGCTGTCGTCGTAGGGGCGGTATCTCCTTGTTGGTGTACTCCAACTACCCCTCTTATGGCTCCCGCCTGTGCACCAGCCCAGTTACTTGCAGTGTTTGAAACCATGCCACTTATTGCGTAATTCGCATCAGGAATTGCAGTAGTAAAGTTCAGCGTGTAGTCACCTATTCCATTATCCGTAATACTCGACACATTTCCACTAGCACGTATAGCAACTGTACCTGTGCCGTTGAAATTCACCCAAGCACGGCACTTATAATTCTCTGTGCTGTCATCGTTCAACCAAGTGTCAAACTTTAAAGAGCCAGCCATTACAATGCCTCGCGTTCAATCACTTCTTTCAGCTTGTCAGCAGATGTTGCACCATCAATCTCAGCTTGCATAGCGTCATACTTGTCACGAATAGCTTGACGAGCTGCTTCAGCTTCTACTGCTTTGGCTGGGATAGTTGCCTGCACATCTAATGGCGCGAACTCTTCAGAGCGTTTAGCACGACGTTTCTCGTGTGTAATGTCTTTGGCTTTGTTTATGTCTACTTTAATCATGTCAATTACTCCTGAACCCATGCGTTGCGGAATGTACGGTCTGAAGGCACTTCGCTGACATCAACAATCTCAGCAGATGCCTTGTTAGCTTCTGGCACTACTTTGTCGCGTAGCTCTTCCATAGTACCTGCCCATTCTGGTGATGGCACTACAACGCTTACGCCACCTTCGTCGTTTGTGTAAATAATTCTTTTGTCCATTGTTGATCCTTTAGTTTGTTTAGAGATTAGCGGAATATGGCTACCTGTACTGCTGGTAAATCTAGGGCTTGGGCACCTGTGGAATTAGAAGTTCGAATACCTAGGCTAGTCGTAGCCCTTGTCGTACCTGTCGTTTCGCAAACCAACCCAGCAATAGAGGTTGTAGAATACTTAGCTCCGTATGTAGCAGTGTAATTATCGTCTACCATAGCATTAGTGAAATTAACAGTGTAATTAGCTGTACCATTATCTGTAATGCTGCTTACATTAAACCCATTGCGAATGGTTACAGTGCCTGTGCCATTAAAATTAACAAACGCTTTAGCAGCGCCTACAATATCTGGCTGGTTAGCGCCTGTTCTGTCTTTAATGCTGTCTACGTTTAACTGACTCATAATACCACCCACACACTACCTGAAGAAATAGTCACTGTAACACCTGTATTTATTGTAATAGGTCCCGTACTTGACGCACTTTTACCTGATGGGATTGTATAGTCTGTTGTCACTGTCTGTGAGTTTTCAACAAATACTTGGTCGCCACCGCCGCCTGTAGCACCTGCTGAGACACCAGTAAGGGCTGAACCATCACCACTAAAAGATGTTGCTGTTACTGAGCCTGTTACGTCAATGCCTGTGGCGGTGGTGGCGAGTTTGAGGTCATTATTATGGTATAGCTGGACTTCCGCACCATCTACGGCTTTAATCATATTTGTAAAGCCAGACTGTCCCCTTAAAAATATCTCACTGCTACCGTCTATATATAGACTTCCATCCCCTTGGTCTCTTATTATACTGGCACTACCTGTATGATAAATCTGCAAGTCAGACCCAGCACCGAAGATGGCTTTGTTGTTGTCGCCGAAGCTTATGTCTCCAGACATAGTGCCGCCAGTTAAGGCTAGGAAGCCTGTCCCTGATACATATGCCGCCACCCAAGCAGAACCTGTATAGACATACATAGCCTGAGCAGTGCTATCAAAATACAAAGCACCAGCTACCAGAGCATCACCATCATTATCTACAGTAGGTGCGGTAGACTTTGTGCCAAGATACCTGTCATCGAAGTTATCATAAGCCGCTAGTGTTGCATCTCTTGCACTCTCAGCCGCAGTTTGTGCAGTGGCAGCATTTGTCGCAGAAGTTGCAGCGTTAGTCTCGCTAGTAGCAGCATTAGTTTCTGATGTGCTGGCATTAGATGCGCTTGTAGCCGCCTCAGAAGCCTTTGTAGTGGCAGTTGTTGCACTACCTGCTGCACTAGTAGCACTAGAGGATGCA